CTGTAAAGTTTGGAGAAGCAACGTTTTTAACCATAAACGATGGAATACCGTCTATAAAAAGTACAAATCTATTCTGTACTTTTGGCTCAAACGCTCTAAACATTATTTCATTTGGATCTAATACTGCCATTTTATACTTTTATTATTTATTATAAATATCTATTTTTTTAATTATGCTCCAAAAGATGCACCTGTTGGTTCAACTGTGAAGTCTAATACAATAAATTCTGCTGTTTTAGCTGGTTGTATAAAGATTTGACCAATCAATTGGTTTCTATCAATTACGTCAGCTGTGTTATTTGAATCATCCATTACAACTCTAAATGCATAAAGACCTTGTCTCTGTACTACTGAATCTAAGTATGGATTAACAGCTGCTAAGAATTTGTTTCTTGTATTTACTGTGTTTTGCTCGAATACTAAGTTTTGTGCTTGGTTTCCGATAAACTCTTTTAAGTCGATTAATAATCTTCTTACGTTTACTCTATCTAAAGCTCCTGCTTTAGTTTGTAAAGTCTTTTGACCAAATACTGCAATTCCGCTTCCTGGGAANGTAGCAATCGGGTTTACTTTAGAATCATATAAAGTATCTCTTTGTGAACGAGATAATCTTCTTTCTGCTTGAATTACTCCAGCAACTCCTCCTCTTACTAATCCTGCAGGTGCAAACCAAGGTGCGTTAGCTCCATCTGTGAATGCATATACTCCAGGTATAAATGTTGAAGCAGGTGCCCATACATTTTTACCAGTAGATGATTGAGTTTGTAACCAAGGCCAGTATGCTGCTGCATAAGAACTATTTAAAGTATCTGCTTGACCAGTTACATTAGCTACTGTTGCACCATGAGCATGTAAATCTACTACTGCTATACAGTCTCCTCTATTCTCAGCTAAATCAATTAATAAGTCTACAGTTGCTCCATGATGGTTATCAACAATTCCTGGTGCTGAAATGATGTTAAATTGATAATCGTCTGAGTTATTAAGTAGTGTAATTATATTGGTATAATCACCTGTACCTAAACCTTGAGTATCTGCTGCAATATTATCATTAAAATTCATACCAGCTTTAACAATAGCTCCTTGAGCTCCGAAGAACGATCCAGATTGTGCTTTTGGTAAAGAACCAGAAGCAGCAGCTAATCTTATGCTACCGTTATTACCAATATAATTAATTGTTGGTGAATTTACTGCGCTTACTCTAATATAATTTGATCTATTTACGTATTCACCTGTAGTAGTAACATGATCATAAGTACCAGCTAAAGCTTTAGTCTGATTACCGATTACTTGTTCTATATAATTTGGTGAATTTGGATCTAGACTTAAATTGTTAAATGTTTCTAGTACTACTTTATTTTTTGTATTGTCGTCTCCTCTTCTAACAGATAAAGTAAAAGTACCTTTAGAGTTATTTACATTTGAGACCTCCCATCTCAAATTATCAGCTGATCCTGATTGTATTGAACCATCGCTATTTTCTTCTCCTACATATGCTGTAGATGCTGTAGCGTTGTTATAGATTACTCCTTTGCCTAAAGTCTGTAATTGGAAAGGTTGAACTGATCCGTTTACAGAAGATGAAATATGTGTGTTTCCTGCTGCTGTAAATGTTCCAGTTTTTACTCTAGCTACTAATAAGCTATTTCCTCCTTGAGAAAAATAATTTTTAGCGGCGATAGATGTTAAAAATTCTTGATTAGTAGAAGCGGATTCAAATGTATCTCCGAATACTCTTACATATTCATTATAAGAAGTAACAGTTGTAGGTACCTCTACTGGTCCTTTTACTGTAGGTCCTATTATACATGCTCCAACTTCAACTGGTGCTGGGGAGATAAAAGAAATATCATTTTCTCTTTGAAATACACCTGGGGAGATTATAGTTTCTGCCATGTTTGGTAAAATTTAATTAAGTCTAATTATAAATATATTGTCTATATCGAAAAACTCTTGTTAACAGAGTATTTGTCTTCTTATATAAATAGATACTAAAAGTCTAAAATTATTTAGGAATGAAAAGGCCTTTTTCTGGATCAATAGTTCCGTCTCCGTATTTATCTCTAAGGTTTTTAGTCAAGTGAGTATTCTGATTGTCTGTCTCTTTGATAAAACCTTCTAATGCCTTTGTTTTCTTTATAATATATAGTTCTAATTTACCTATTTCTTTAGAGATTTTTTGGTCGTATTCATTTAGAATAAGGTTAAAAGAGCTTTTTATTTGCCTTGCTTTCAAATTACCTATTTCTACGTGTTCAGCTTCTATTAGCTCTAATCTTCTTTCAATTACTTTTACGTTATCAAATTCTTGTTTAGTAAGCTTTTTTGATCTCTTTACTGCCATTGTATATTGTTTGGTAATTTTAAGTTAATATCCTGTATTACTGGTACTTGATTTTGTTCTAATAGTCTAGTCCATAATAAACTTCCTTCATAATCTTCTCCCATCATAGATGAAAATAGTTTATCTATTTTAATTATTTCTCTATGAAATTTTTTAAATGGTTTAGAAAAAACTTTTTTTAATGCTTTAGGGTACGTTGTAAACATTCTTTCGTCGAAAGTTTTATAATGAATAGTGCCATAAATACAGTCGTTAAATTCAAAATCTTCTAACAGTGGTCTTGATTGTAATTTAGCTTTTCTAAAGTATTCTATTAGGTCTGGGTTATATTCTATTATATCAGTATCTAAATTAGGTTTAAATTTTATACAATGGTCGTACTTGTCAATATTTTTACATAACCTTATAGCTGCATAAGTAGAATAAAGATATGAAATTCTTTTTCTATCAAATTTAGGTTTTTCTGTCATTACAGTAAGATTACCGCAGAATTTTTTGTACCTATTAAGCTTTTTAATCCATCTTTCATTATCATTTCCTTTCCATGTGTGTACATATACGTCAGTATCTATACTTAAGAAAGGAAGTATATTATCGTTAAGGCCATGTAGGTAGCCTGATATGAATATTGCTTTAATCATAAATCTAACCAGTATTTAGTTGTTTTTATTTGATTCCATACTTGCTGTTCAAATTCAATCATCTGCATATAATTTCTATGAAAAAACTTTCGCTTATACCATTTTAAATCTCTATGTTCTTTTATAGCCATTTTAACACTATCTTCAGTTGCTATATTATAATATGGTATCTCTAGTGTAGGATCAATAAAATCCTTAAATTTAGTAGATAGTAAATTTAAATCAAAAAATTTAAAGTTACAACCTTCCCATCCTGAGCCAAAATATACTTTATTAAAAAATAATTTTATAGAAGGGTTTTGAAAATAATTGAGCTTAGGTACATAATTTCTTTCTGGTAGCATAAGAGTGGAAATAAGTTTCGGCAAATTATCATCTGGTAAATGCTGTTTTATCTTATCCGAATAAGTTTGAAGCATACAGCTAAATGCTCTATCCCAAACCTTTCTTATTGGAATATATAGAGTATGTTCAGGATTATCATGTTTTAAAACTCTGTTTACTGAGTTACTATGAAAATCTTGAAGTTCATATTTTAACCAGCCAGGATTTCTAAAATATATTTGCTTTACAGCTTGACTACCATTTTTAGCAAGACCTAGTATTGCAAAATTATTTTTAAATATATATCTAGTGCTCATAGTTAATAATATAATCGCTGCATANGCCAAGTCTGCCTTCTACTTTATCTTTTTTGTACTCAGGTAGTACTGCAATGCTTCCTTCTATATAGGTACCGGGATTAGCCCACATAACACCTTTTGATGTAAGAATAACATCATCTGTATCGTGCCAGAAATAATTAAAATAAACTCCTCCTCTATCGATTTCTACTAACTTAGATAATGCTTCATAGTTTTTACAATGTATCCAAAGTTTTCTATAGTAACTTTTAATAAATTCAAAAGGAATTTCATATTGTGGTTCATCGTGACCAAGAACAAATTTACCGTCTTTAAACCAGAAATCTACTTCACAGTCATATCCTTTATTTATAGCTTCTACTATATAAGAAGGTTTATTTTCTAATTTAGGATTAGGCCCGTCAATATTACCTCTATGTGAAATAAGTATCATATTTTTTTTGTTTTTTCAAAAAATCGTCTAGCTTTTAGTCCGTTATCCTGAGTAAGCATCCATCTAGGTCCAGATTCAGCTAAAATAAATTTAAACTGATTAGGAGAAGGATGTTTCAAAGACCAGCCTGCATCTGTATGTGTTCCATCAGGGTCAAATCTCATTGGCTCTCTAATTAATAAACCTTGATACTTTACAGGCCATATAGATCTATTATAAATTTTTTGATAGTTTAAATACTCTGCTTGCATTATATGCATCATT